TCTGAGGGGTATAGGCCTATGAAGTCGACCATATCCTCAGGCATATCGATAGTCCCATTAGCATCGGCCTCTACGAGCGCACGATTATAAAGCCTTGACGTATGAGACATGTTATCCCGGTAACAGTCAAAGGCGAACAGCAGCATGTTGGTGAAGTCATTCATCGGGACCCTCCACTTCAGCATAAAGCTCTCTACAATATCCCCTATCTTAACGAGGGCGGGTGCATATGTCTCTGCCATTACTGCGTATCTTTATTGTTGTCAACTAACTCGGCCGGAGGGATCTGCGCAAGCTTTTGCAGCACAGCGATAAAGGTTCTATCCTCTTGTCCGAATGGGATCCTAACCTCGTCATCATCAGCGTATTCCGAAAACGGAATTACAATGCCAATCCGCACCCCGGCACTGCGGAAATGAGAGTTGGTGTTGTAATATATAACCCGACTTCCGCGCACAGCATAGAATGATCTAGTGAATGGATCCCCATCCTCTGCTAACGACGACCCCAAATATGTTCTGTCGGCCATTAACATCTCCGTGATGCTCATTGGATACAGTACGGTCTTCTCCCGGTCATGGCCTACCACATACCTTACGCCGCTTTGTTTATCTGGGAATACCACATATGGGGCGGGCAGGTTGGTATAGTAAGATTCGGTAGACACATCCTCCGTTACGGAGAGAGCTACCTCGCCGCCATACTCCCGGATATACTGATCGAGATCCCGGTAATCGTTACGATATAGTTCATACAAAAACTGATTCATTGAATGCTCGATAGCCCTATCAATCATCTTATCATGATACTTCGCCGTGGAATCTATTTTGCGAAGAGCCCCTCTTACAGAAGCCCTCATCTCTGCCTTGGTCATACGTTAGCCTCTTCTTTTGCATTTAACTGAGTGGCGAGTTGAGCCACGGTCATATTCTCTAGGTTGATGCCCATCTTCTGCAGCATCATATACACGATCTGAGGGAGCATATCCTCATCCCACTGCCAATCCTCAGTGATAGAGTCGAAGTCCATCACCCCGTCCCCGGCCGTACCGTCCCGGTAAGTGTTGCCTGACGCGAAATTCACGAGTTCTTGTCTCTTGTCTAGGTACGTAATCACATACGTACTGTCATTCACATAGTAATCCAAGAATGGAGTTGCAGGCTTAATGAGATACGAGACATTAACATTGGGGATTGTTGTCGGATATACGTTTATCCTCTTGCGCTGCGGCAACCTTACATATGCGAATGTCGGGGCCGTAAAAGAAGCGGTCGGAAGGTCAGGCATATATATGGTAAATGTACTTGGATTGGGATATAGATCAGATGTGTCGGCCACAATAATACGATGATATCCGTTAATATTTCCTGCGACAACACCGCCCCCATTAGTTCCCCCATATATTGCGATCACATCCCCCGTCTTAAGGTTTACCGGAGACACCGGAGGGACACTATCATTGGTAGGGGTAAGGTCGAAGGCTATCCCTACACATGAATTATATGTGACGAAGCTATTACCACTCTGCGCCACACCCAATATCGAATCGCCACTAACCCACCATAACGGTTCATCCATATCCAAAATAGCTGCAGGATTATGGACTGTAGGTTTAAGATTAGCATCTGCCCACATTACTGAAAGCTCCTCCTCGGTGACCATATCCACCTCCTTATAGGAAGAATCGTCTAGAGTCCACGAGGCTGAGGTCAGAGTATCGGCTGCAATCCAATCAACGTCCACCCAAAAGTTATTTTTGTCTATGAAGTGAATGGCCTCTGATGTAATGGCGTGTTCAGACAACCCCGTACACGTTACAACCGCACCGTCTTTTAATCCATGATTTGGAGCAGTAACCTTGACCTTGGCGTCAGGGTCATTCACCACGTCCACTGAAGCGGTAGCGGTGATAGGCCCCCATGGATGAACTATAGTTGGGTTGCCCACAATACGATCAGCCAAGTTGGGCAACCACGCCTGTCCTGTCGTCAGAGCTAATGTCTCATTGCGAACCTTCAGCCTCAGCAGTGCCTCGGTGACGCCTATGCCGCTTTCATACCTGCCAACATAATAGTTATAAAGCTCCATGTTGACAAGTGCAGCGACCTTATTATATTCATCGATATTGAACGCTCGGCCACGCTGATCTTTCTTCGCCAAAGCCAAGCATGTATCATACACAGTGCGTGCTGCAATCATCCCTTGAAATTTGGTACAAAGATACTTAAAAAAACGCTGACCTTTGGCTAATTGGAGCTACTTCTTGACTCCGCCTTTTCCTTTACCTTTCTTGCAACCCATGATTTATATTTTAAACTATACGCATCCATCTTAGTGTCGCACCGGCCTTTGCCGTAATTGCAGAGTTGGCGATCTCTGACGCAAATCTAGCTATAACCGGGCCGCTTGATGACGGCCTAATAATACCCCACATGGTAGCTACATTGCCCGCAGTAAGAGAAGATGCATTACTTGCGGCGGGAGTGTCATAGGCGTTGGCACTGTTAACCGTGGTTGTTGTAGCCGTGAGAGTATACTCGCTTCTGTAGTTCAATAGAGTTGGGCTGCCCGGGCCATTGATAGACCACCGTGACCCGGTAGTCGTCGCGGCTGAGGTGTATGGTATAACAAATTCAAACCAATAGGTCTCGTCAGCATTGGCTACGAACGAGAGCCCGGTGACATTTGCGATAGTATTTGCCGTGGCATTATTGTTCACCACGTCCTCCGTAAGCACCACCACGTTTAACGAGTTTATGGCGGCATTATTGGCACCCCACATTTGGCTTTGCTTTATTGCCCCGGCAATAGTCATACATGTGAATCCGCTCTTATCATTGTACTGCAGCATTTCGCCCGTTGCAAGAACACCCTTCCATAGCACATAGTCTGTGCCATTAATGTCTAATTTAACCGTCACTGTAGCATTAACAGTATCGGCGTTATATACAGTCAATAGGTCTATTATTCTCTGCGTGGCCGACCCCGGTGAACCCACCACATTAACATCAGTAGTATTATTTGTAACTACCGCCGATCTGCCCGGAGTAAACGCAGTAGTGGTCACATCCCTCCAAAATGCCACACACGGTAGATGATTCGCCGTTATATTACCGCCTAATACTACTTGCAGTCTGTCCGTTGTTTCTGAAAGTATTATCATAGTTGTCTTGTTAATATTTGTGCCTGTGTCAAACCCCCGCTAGAGGCGTGGCTGTGCGATGATATCTCTCCCGTGAGTACCTCCTCTACGGCCTCCTTGGTGACCGTGGCATCACTCCCGGGAGGTCCCTGTGGCCCCGGGAGGCCATTGTCACCATCAAAATAATCAACCCCCTTTATTGGCGTATATCCATCATTGCCGGGAGGCCCCTGCGGGCCCGGGACGCCCGAGGAGGCAGCTCCAACATAACTAATACTTAGCATACACCGAATTAGCCTGTTTTTACCAGACTCTAATGCCATGCCTATATATGTACACTGCCCATCAAAGCTTGAGGATATTGGTATGCCAACCCCGGGAGATCCCACATCTCCCGAGATTCTAGAGCGTATTGATTGTCCACTGCGAATAGACCCGCTTACATATACTAAGGCCAAGCCCGAAGATATAATATGCCCATTATTATGCACCCCCAACACATAGCGAGAGGATGGAGAAGCATATTCATAATCTTCTCCGACTCCGGCTTTGGTAACGATGTGCCCGTTGCGTAATTGAGATAGTTTCATAATGCAAAGATACTAAAAAAGAACCCCCGTCTCTCGACGAGGGATCTCACACCAAAAACACCAACACAGACCTGAAAAAGATCAATACAAAGATAATACTTTTTTAAGCATATCTCACGCGGAGAGCCTCGCGTAAATCTTTTTCACTCTTTGAGGCTACGGGTAAATCCTCCTCCTTGGCCAACCACTTTATCCACTTGAATGGATGGGCGTCAAGGTATTCTGGGGATATAACTTCCTTGCGAAGCTTCTCCCATGCCACTGTGTTGGTCTTAGCCAAGATATAGTCACACAGGTAGTCGAATTTTCTCCCCCTGTGCTTGTCGGGAACGATCACGATCGGGAGATCTGAGCCGGCATACACATACGTGAACTTGGGCATGTCGTACTTAATAATCTTACGATTGATGCCGTCGAGGATCAGTGCCCGGGCAAAGATCAGCTCATCATACTGGATGAAATCAAGGAAGTCATCCGTACCCTTGCCCTTCTTATCCTTCTCACGCTTACGCTGCTTCTGCAACACGTCTTCATACAACAGGTTGCGTACCTCGTCGGCGGTGACCCTCTCATCAAGGGCGGCCTCGACACCCCATGCAGCAGCAATGGATCTCAGGGAGTTCTCGTCATAAAGAGGAGACTCCTGATCTCCGTAGATAGCATGATTAAGCTTGGCCTCCGACTTACGGCCTTCAGCCACAAGGCGTTCACGCTCGTCCTTATCGTCTACCATGAGCTCACCGCCACTACGCTTGCCATACTTCTGCACGGCCTCTGGGTAGTATACAAGATGACTCTTGTACAGCAGGAAGTAGATAAGATCCATCTCGCTTGTGAGAGAGAATGTCTTCTCCTGTGTCGGGAACTTCATGCTCTTGGGGTTAGCCCTATAGTCGCCCTCCTTCTTCAGCGGGGTGGCTGCAGAGTATTCCCATGTCTCCATGCCACCGAACTTATCCTTGTCGGCCTGAGATGTTTTTACGGCGAACTGTGCATTAGTATGCACCTTGGCCGGGAATATGATCATAGGGATTGGCTCTAGAAGCCCCGAGGGATTACGCCTTATAGGCTTACGGCGAACGAGCTTCACATAGCCATACTTGCCGTACTTCTCTCTGATAGCCTTGACGCACTCAAGATAGTGCTGCCTAGCTGTCTTCATCGAATCCTCAGCCTGAGAATCCGCGTTAAAAATTTTTCCGTTAAGAATTAACATTGTGTTTAGTGTTTGGTGTTAGTAAAATAAGAGGAGAGGATTGCTCCCCTCCTCCTTAATTATGACTAGGTAGCCGGCTGAACACGGATCATCTGGTTGACCTTAGTTGCTATCAGAGCGAACTCTGAAAGGAACTCACCAGCGTCAGCGTCCCATGCGGAAACAAGGGTTCCGTTAGGATGACGTCCGGTCATACCGTTCTGAACTCCGAATACCCTACGACGGTTCTCACCGTTGTAGTTCTTGTATCCAAGGGTAAGGTTACCAAGCTCAACGGTATCGCTACCTCCCATGTTCCTTACCATCGTGTACTCACTCGGAACGATGAACCCGAACTTCTTCCAGTTGTATGAAGAGAGACCATAGGTGAACGGGTTAGAGAAGGTGTCAAGCTTCACGATAGCGAAATCGATACCGTTTTTCTTGATTCTCCTGAACTCAATACCCAGATTACCCATCTCCTTCATAAGGTCGGTTCCGCCCGAGAACTCGGTGATGAACTCAAGGCCGCTGTTCTCAAGGCCACGATACAGGTCTGAACCCATGCAGAAAGTGGCGAAGCGAGAGAGAACGCCCTGTGACTCGAAGCCTTCAGAAACATCGTCGAAGTCGCTGATAGCGTAGTCCTCTATGTATTCCTGCAGCATACCGTCATCTACGAGATGAGGCCACAGACCCTTGGTACCGCGAACAGTTCTGGTTGCACCGTTGAAGTCTACCTGAGTAACGTTATCAGGAACAACACCAACGAGCAATTCATCACTGATAGAGGCGTCAAGGTTAAAGTCGGCTATGATAGATGCGATAGAGAACATACCCGGCTGACCATTCCTCATGGTATCCTGATATCTCTTCGTTGACTGGGTGCTACCACCAAGGGCAAATGCAGCCTTTTTAATGGCTGTGTAGAACTTGCTCTGGTACCATCCCATCTTACGCTCATTACCTCCGTTGGTTCCGGGAGCATAGTTACCAAGGGTAACCTGCAGCGGCGTATCGGCAGGAATAGCTGTATCGATGTCGTCGGCAGCAAGAAGCGGAGTGCACTCATAGTCAACGGTAGCACCGTTATCCGTAACGTCAGTCACCTGCACCTTGCAAGGAGAAGTGCTAACGCCAGCGTTCACATATTCACCCGGGATAAGAACCACGTCATTCTCGGCAAGAAGCTGATCGCCGTTAGCGTCATCAGCAACGCGGATGGTGATAGGCTGACCAGCACCTGCAGAAGCAGCTACCTGAGCCTGAGTGACAATGTAATTAAGCATTGAGCCCTGTGAGTGGACTTCATACTCGTGAGAAGCGATATCGATCACGTTTCCACTGAAAGTGATGATCTCGTGGAGGCCGGTTCCGCGGCCATACAGCTTGATGAGCTCGCCCATAATCTGGGGCTCCAGCTGGAAGTTATAGATGGTATCCAACCCAATGTCCATCGGGCCGGCCATAAGGTTACTCTGAAGAGCAACGGGTGTTACTGACATATCATTAAAAATTTAAAGTTCGACACTATACTAAGCGCGATCTTTTGGTTCCACTTAAGAGCTGTCGCGCTCCGGTGCCGGGCTGTGGAGCTCCGGACGTGGGCGCAATAGCGCTATTAGGCGGTGTGGTGTTATTAAGGAGGGCGGCATACTTGGCCTCTACCTCAGAGCGTATATTATTGCCATGAACCTCCAGTATCTTTGGAAGGTGATCGTACACGAACATTCTGTTGCGGTAGTCGATTATCTCCTTCAGATTCTCGGGGGTGGCCTCCATGCCTGTCTGCTCAATAACTCCTTGGATATACTCGGGCAAAGTGTCGCGGAACGATTTAGGGACCTCCATCTCTAAGAGTGTCGTTCCACTATCCCCGGGAACAACAAGCTTATCGAAATTGGCAATCTCGCCAACGTATGGGGCCCATGCCGTTTTTGCTTTCTCTATTGCCTCGGCACGACGTGCAGCGATTGCCTCCTGTGATAGGGGCTCCGGAAGCTTGACCTCGCTTTTCAGCTGAGCTATCCTTCTTTCTACTGCCCGGGCGTCTGCCATCATCATATTCTGCGCTACCGGATCCCACTCCTCCGCGGGATCACCTAGGTCTACATCATACTTTTTGGCTAACACCTTTTTCGCACCCTCAACGCCGCCAATGGTACCGGGATTTTGCATGAGCCAATCATACACGAGCAAGTCAAAGTTGGCCATCTTCGTCTGCTCATGCGAGAGGAGCTTTGTCACCACCGAAGGATCGACATCACCCATCTGTTTTTTAATTTGCTCTGCAATATAGGCATCCGGGGAAGAGAAATACTGCATGGGATCAAGACTTGCCTCTAGCTCCTTGTTTTTGTCCTCAAGGGCCTTGCGAGCCGTCTCCGCATCGGTATATTTCTTCTGGATGTCCCCGTACTCTGTGGCACGTTTGAGCACATCTTTTAATTCACTCTCCTCTTTATAAGGAGTACCAAAGAACGCATTGAAATCATTTATGTTAAATGAAGGCTGAGCTGGCGGCTCGTTTCCCTGCGCCGGAGGAGCCGATGGCCCGGGCGGTGTGGGAGGAGCTGCCGGAGGCTGCGGCGGCTGACCTTGTGGCTCCATCTCCGGAGCCGCAGGAGCGGCCGGGGCAGCGGGTTGCTGACCTTCACTAACTGCTCTTTCACTCAAAAAACTATCTAATCCCATTACTGTGTGGTTGTTGGTTTGTTGCAAAGATAATATATATTTTTTTATGCCTCCGTAGTGGTTACTATACCCCCTAACATTCTTACATTCTCCCAATCAGTATCCTCTACGCCGTCGAATCCAGTGAGAGTAATGGCTCTATCCCATACAAAATAACCGTCCCTAACTCCCTTGCGCCACTCAGTGATACCATCATAATAAACTACATACTGAATAATGCCATCATCTGTAGTTGTGGTGGCCGGCCAAGAAGTAGTAGTGGTGCCAATAGGCCACTCAGTAGTTGTAGTACCAAAGCCCTCAGTGGTAGTGGTCTCAGGCTCTACCCAAATACCCGGCTTAAGCCTAAACTTATTAGGGTGCGATATGACCTCAAACCGATTCGGCATTAGTCAGTATATTGCTTGATAACCCTCATTTTACCACGGCATATAGTACTCACCTTCGTCCCATTGGTGAGCTGGATGTCATAATAATACGTTCCGGTTGTTAGAATGAAATCTTCCATATACATGCGGAACGTATATGTAGAGACAGTAATAGAGGGAGAGGCCCCTTCCGTGGTTAAAGATGCGACTAGCTCGTCATCGTCATCCTTTATCTCTATATCCATCTGCATGCCTGTCATGTCATACAGGGCGTTATTATTCCACACGGTAAACGTCATGTCTAGGGTATCGCCCTGAACGACGTCTATGTTTATTGTATCGTAATCTACATTTTTTGCCATTATTATTGTGTTTTAAATATCCCTAACCAACCTGACAGAGACCCCCTCCGTAGCGCCTCTAATAAATGAGTACATGCACGACGATCCATATTCTAGCTGATACGAAAACCCCACATCGCTAAGCCATATGTTATGCGTTAACATTCTCTCCGCAAATCCACCAGCAGCATCACGCACTCCGGCTGCGCGGCTGGTAAAGCCAGAGGAATTTGTAGCTCCCACGTTTGGAGAGGCCCAATAAGTTGTTCCCGGTGATTTTAATTTCCCTCCGACTATTCCAAATCCGCCAAGCTCGGCCGCTAACGCAATGATGTCTGCATTTTGTGGTACACGCCAATCGACTTCCATAATGCCCTCCCTCTCAAGATACACAAAGCCGGACGCACTTAATACAGCATGCTGATTATAGAGCCTCCCCAAGGAAGATAAATACGCCTGATTGTTATCATAATAGCACCAAGCACCACCCGCGTTCGCAGCCCAGTCAGCATCATTCGAGCAATGATCAATAGGGGTCCCGTCAGCATAATGCAATGGAGAATAGTTGCTGGCCAGCCACTCTTGAGATCCAATCACAACAGACTGGTACTCCCTTCCATCGTAATCATAGAGTCCGGTACCCCGGGCAGCTCTCTTTAGAGAGAACATGGCGGCACTATGTCTAACCTTCCACTGATCCATTACATTAGCACTTCAGTAGGTGACGACATGGCCGGGAACTGCTGCATGGGGGACTGTGCCGGAGGGACTCCTTGAGGCACCCCCATGCTAGGAAGTGCCGGCTGGGATCTTTCCAGCCTTGCCACCTCCGACGGGAGATCAGCTTCGGCTAGGTTAAGGTAAGCAGACACATTCATAGCTAGTTGTAGCCTCTGAAGACTCTGCGGCGAGGCTATCCCAGCTTGCCCCTCCTTCTGTACCGTCTCCATAAGCTTATTAAGGAACTGGTAATTCTGAATAAGCCTCTCAGTCTTACGCTTCTCAATCTCAGCGGCCTGTGCGATAGCGGCCTTGCTCTGCGTTTCTTGCTGTATATTTTGAGCCTTAACCTGCTCTAGCCTCACTAGGCCCTCGTTCTGCATCATAATATTTTCTCGCTCCTTACGCTCAAGCTCTTTCTTATGACGAGAGATAAGGTAGGTAAGGTTCTGGCGGAGTTGAGTGATGTCCTCACCGCGTAGCAACTGCTCCTCAAGAAGCATTGCCTCCGGAAGATCGACGCCAGCCTTACCATCCCTTCCATTTTGTAGGGCTATATTAATATTCTTAGCCATGTTCTGCTTGAACAACTGGTCGGGCTTAGCCTTCATGGATATGCCATACTGAGCACCATCCTTCTCGGCCTGCTTGATATATCCGAGGATTGATTCGCCTACGACAAGCTCATAGGCTTTTTCTATTTCTTTGTCAGCCTTAATGCCGGCTTGTATCCGGCTCATAAGGGACACGGCTATGTTTTCTTTCAGCTCCCTCACTCCAGTACTAATAGGCTTAAGGACATTGGCAGTCCCTTGCAGGGCCGCCTCGGTGGTTGATACCGGAGCCTCCGGGTTAGGAGACTGTCCTAGGGCGACCGGGTTGATACCAGTTGTCTGTTCCAGCAGCTGGAACTGCATATTAAAGTCCACCTGTATACCTTGGATCCCCTGCATGTAGTTATTAGGGATAGGGGTAACAGGGGTGACGGCGCCACCTTGATAGTTACCAAAACGGGAACTCATGAATGCAAGCACCCCGGTCTGCTTCCACATCTTCAGCACCTCGTTAAGAGGATATTTCTTTCCCTCGCCATCGGTGAGGTTGATGAGCATTCCGAAGTCAATAGCAAACCCGCTCTCAATGGCCTGAGCCCTAAGGTTTTGGTACTTATACCACGTTATCTGGAACTGGTCTAGGATTGGGTAGATGGTCTCTATAATAGACGGCATTAGCAGCTGCTCAAAATGGAATGACAGCCTAGGCTTTGATGGCTGTGGCCGGGCGGCGAAGTGAGTCTTGCCATAGTTAAAGACATGCTCCGTGCCCACCACCCACGAGCACTGATAGGGCTGACGTATTTCAGTGATCTGTTCGCTGATAGTTATGCCTCTTCTCTGGTCGCGTGTGGTAGGCGGAGCAATCTCCTCGTTGTATGCGATGGGGATAAATCTCTCCTTACCATACCTATTGGTGTATTTTTTGGCGCGGTGGAGATCAAAATCCATCCATTCAGCATGGAACACCGAGACGTAGAAATTATTCCATGGATACTCTGACGGGAGTATGTCGGGAGAGGCCAATAGGGTGCGAGGGTTAGATAGCGACACCGGATTCCCAAATAAGCCATAGTTGCTCTCCGCAATAGAGAACAACTCTTGCTCCGTTATGCCCGGAATAAGCAGCCGCAGCTCAGAGATAGTCATCAGGTCGCAGTAGTAAGCATACTCTGCATCCGAGAAGTCTAGGTCATTACTATACTGCACACCAGCCCTAGCAACATCTATATACTTAGTCTTAAACTTCTTATCCTCAGGATCATAGTAATCGCGAGTAGCGCAACGGCGAACCGTAAGCAGGTCAGTGATAAGCTTCTTAAATAGCACGTCATCCCACTTGGACATCTCCATGGTATGACGAATAATCTGCTGCATGCCCTTGGCATAGTTGACCTTGAAGCCGTCCATGCTCTCGATGAACTCCAGCTCGAAAGGATTGTCCGGCATCATATCTTCCTCAAACGTGGGAAGGCCGGCAGCTTGTTTGAAGTTAAGAAGGAACTCCTTATTGAGGCTCACCACCCTAGCCTTAGCCTTGGCGGTGGCTTCGAGATCCCGGGAGTTAGAGTCGATGGCGTCAACAAAGATATCGAAGTCGACGCCCTCCATCATACCCAAAATATTGTTTATGATCTTGGGGGCTATCGACAGCGGCTTCCACAGCACGTTAAGCCATCCTTCTCTTTTTGCCACCCGGGAGATAGGCATGTCTCCTATGTCTTGGATGCTCATTCCCATATCATCCTCAGACTCATCCAGCAGGATACGCTGATAGGTGTCCACCGGCTGCTCGCCCATGGCGTATAGCCGCATAAGATTCGTATGATCAAAGGCGCTCACCCCCCATGAGGTGCGGTCATTCAAGAATACGGAATATATTCCCTCGGTCCATTTGCGGCAATATTCAGAGCCCTTGAGGGCTGGGTCTATGCCCCTGTCTGGAAAGGTTGCATTTTTCCCCCTGAAATTATTATCCAATTTAACAAATGGATGACTAGGGGCTTTCGCTTTTCGAGCCATTAATATTGTATTTGATGCAAAGATAATCATTTAATCTCTTGCGTAATTGGAAAACTATTCGTATCTTTGTGGCAGTTCTTTGATGATCTGTTATTGAAATATGACTGCACCCCGGTTCAACTCCGGGCAGCTCCACCGAACGCAGCCTGATGGCTGGCCCATAACTAATGCGTGTTTTAGTGCACGACAGGCGGCGTTCTGTTATCACTCGCCAGTGATCGTTAATCCGTCACGTAAGAACGAGATATGCTTTGTGGCGTGAGTTTGACGACCCAGCGGCGCCATAATGGTTATACGACCATTCGCGATTGGGTCGTTGTATTATGGGGCTGACATGGTTTTGACAGCATAGTAGTAGGTAACAAGGAGAAGTGCTAAACAACAAACGGCACATTTAATATGCCACAGTTCAAGGCAGCAGCCTAGAACGAGAGGCTCCCGGCGAAGTTCAGTACCCGGGGCCTTTATTTGAAATGACGGTTTTATTCCCCTGCTCGACTCTAATGCGTCCGTAAAGGGATAGCCACTGCTTGGGCAGGGGGATAAATATTAAGATAGTATTAACACTTAAAATCGGAGGTACATATGAAGCGAACGTAAATTTAAAACAAGCTTCAAATGTCCAAAAAAGAAGGCAAAAAAGGCGGCGGTGCCCGCAAGTACAACCGCAACAGGAAATCCAAGAGAGCAGTTAATACTGCAACAAGTAATTATGTCAAGGGGATCATCTCCTTCGAAACATACAGAAAACAAATAGTTCATTGACAAGTCCGTGCCGCTATTATAGGATAGCTATAGAACACAGATGATAGGGGCAATCTCGGAAGGAGCTAATAGGTGTTTCGCTGGCGTAAGCTGTGATATTCGAATCAGCGCAGGTAAGCCTAACTCCGCCTAACTGCAAGCACGGACTTGTTTTGTTCATTGAAATAAGGGTGATTAAAGAGAAAGATGCTTCGTCAGCTACCCCGGCACATAGGGGACAACGCGGCCTAACGGAAGGGGTGACGACCTTTGGAAGGTTAGGTGGGTGTACGTCTCGGCAGAGTCGCATGGCCCTTAAAATTGTGTGTGCATCATCCTTTTTGTTCATTGAAAGAAATAAGAGATCATCTGCCGAAAGTCAAGCAGCAAGTTCCTATAAGTCAATCAACGATAGCGTTGTTGCTTTGAATATTGCGGTCATGCCAAGATGACGATGTTTGAGATAGGATGCGTTTTTTATGGAACGGAGGCTTTGCCAATACCGGAAACGGGGATGTGATGTTGTGTAAAAATAAAGTATTCAGCTTGGAAACTGACGGATGATCTTTTTACATGGCGAGATTGCGCAAGTGGAAAGCGCTCCGGGAGCATTGTAATAACTCAAATTATGCCTATGCCTTGGCTTAGTGGCATAAAACATTAGAGACAAAATCGGAGAGATGCTCGTATAGGTTCGAATCCTATTCTCGCCGCCATGTCCCCGTATGGCATACCATAAGAACTGCCTGCGGGGCTTTTTTAACGTATAACCGACATAACTATGGCCAAGAGATTTGCAATAGGAGACATCCACGGAGGATACAAAACGCTTCTTCAGTGCTTAGACAGATCCGGATTTAACGAAAAGGAGGATCTGCTTATATGCCTAGGGGACGTCACCGATGGATGGAGCGAAACGCCAGAATGCATAGACAGGCTATTATCTATCCCAAATCTGATATACATATTAGGGAATCATGATCTTTGGCTGCAGCGATGGTTTGAGTTCGGAGATGATCCATATATATGGATAGCGCAGGGGGGAGAGGCCGCCAAAACAGCATACGTGGATAGAGCCATGGGCAAAATAGCTGAACACAAAAGGCTATTCGATAGGGGCGTGTTCTTCCATGTTTTAGATAACATGCTGTTTATCCACGGGGGATATAATTACACCCGGCCGGTAGAAGAGACCCTCCCGCATGATATGATATGGGATCGGGATATGTGGGATATCGCGATAAACTACGAGAAGTGGAACGCCACACATCCTGAGGAGGCAGTCAAGGTCGGAGATTACGACACGATATTCATAGGTCATACTACAACCTCAAGGCTAAGGCCAGATCTCACCCCGGTTAAGGCAGCCAACGTTTGGAACCTAGATCAAGGCGGGGGATGGGAAGGCAAACTAACCATCATGGATATAGACACAAACGAATATTGGCAATCGGATATAGTGAAAAATCTTTATCCAAACGAGCGGGGGAGAAAATAAAATAACTATATTTGCACCATGATTAACAACATACATATAGAGCAACCGCAGCACATCCTAGGTGGGTGAGGTTATTCTATTGTAGTATATCAAGGATACAGCCTCCCCACAAAGGAGGCTTTTTGTTTACGGGGTGTTCCGCAGATGGCTATACGGGTCTGCCTTGGGAGCAGATGTTCGCGCGTTCGAATCGCGCTACCCCGACCATAGGGATTTCGTCTAACGGTGAGGACGCACGGCTTATACCCATGTAATTAGAGTTCAAGTCTCTAAATCCCTACTGTGGCGGTGAGCTGTCGGTTGCTCGGCAAGATTGTGGCTCTTGTAAACGCGGGTTCAACTCCCGTCCGTCACCTAGATGTCCGGTTGGTGAAGTAGGCTAACACGCAAGACTTTCAATCTTGTACTCAGCGGTTCGAGCCCGCTACCGGATACCGCCCTATAGAATAATGGCTAGTTCACATGACTTTGACTCATGCGGTTTCAGTTCGAATCTGAGTAGGGTGTCTAATAATTAAAAACTCTGCCCATTATGATACCTTTCCCTGCGCTTATGCCTCCCATTTCCCTTATTCAGGGCCCTGAATGTTGGCGTAAGTGAATGGCAATTAGGACATAACAATAAAACGTTGGTCAAATCATTGTTTTCTGAATTGCCGTCTATGTGTTCTAATTCGATTGGAATTTTACCCGATGTTGGATTAACTTCGGCCCACCCACACTTCATGCACTTATTGCCATATTTATATATTAAGTATTTTTTAATGAGCCTTCCCCTGTCCACTGTTCCATTGCGAGAATAAAATAATCCACTCTCTATTTGTTTCAACTTTTCTTGTAGTGTATATTTATAAAAACATTCGCGACTGCAAAATTTACGCTTTCTATTAATCCCGGCTTTCCCGCAAAATAAACAACTATTGCGACTTCTTCGTAACTTATTATTATATGTGGCAGAACATTTATGCGAGCAAAATCTATATTGACATCTATTTAATTTAATTCCGCATTGTATGCAAAAACGATCCTCTTTTAAATGATACTTATTATAGAATAAATTTAATTTATTCAATTTTAGACGAACCGCCTTAGATGTTTTATTTATAGCGAAGGCTATCTCAGCATAAGTACTCCCCGAGAGAAGCATATTAGAGGCAACGCTGACATCATCATCTGTCCACAAAATCATAGTACAAAGATAATGATTTTTAAACAATAGAGCTCCATGTAGGATTCGAACCCACGCGTCTTGCGAGCCTCATTACAAGTGAGGTGTAATCAACCACTATACGAATGGAGCCATTAGTGCGTATGGAGAGAGTTGAACTCCCGACCCGCTGCTTGTAAGGCAGCCGCTCTGAACCACTGAGCTACACACGCATTAGAATGCCCGGAGGGGGTCGAACCCTCATGTGTCCATTACACTTCTTCTCGTTCGTAGCGAGCCGTGATACGGGCATGTTTGTGCGCCTGAGTGGAGTCAAACCACTGTCTTCGCCTTAAAAGGGCGAGGCTAAATCGCTTTGCTACAGACGCTTAGAGCGCACCGTGGGAGTTCAACCCCGTCTTCTGCTTGGAAGGCAGACGCTTTAGCGTTAAGCTACGACGCGCATTTGTGGAGAATATGCGAATCGAACGCATCGCACACTCCTTGCAAGGGAGTATCGCCAGCCTTGGAACATTATTCCCCATTGGCGGTCCTCACGGAAATCGAATCCGTCTGATATTCTGCGTGACAGGCAGACGGCCACTACCAAGCAGCCCCGAGGACCATTAGTGGAGATAGATCGAATCAAACGATCATCAATAGGTTAGAACTCTACTATTCTATTCGTTGAACTATATCTCCAAGCGGGGATGAAAGGTTACGCTCCTCTGTTCCATGGTTAACAGCCATTCGTTCTTCTATTGAACTACATCCCCATTGTTGCGAGACGCAGTACTGCCCTGCGCTCAGAAAGGCTTATGAGACCCTCCGGATCACTTGATCTTCTCGCATTATCGTTGGCTCTCCGGGGAATGATCCCAGATTACTGCCTTATCAGAGCAGCGTACTGACCGGTTATACTAAGAGCCAATAAAAAAAAGACCCCTCTTCTTGGGAGGGGCTTCTCTGTTGAACCATGAACAAAACTCGCAGGCTATACAGACCCCTCCCAATTGACATCGGCGTCAATGGTTGTATTCATGCCCGTATTTACTCTGCGTTTCATTGAAAATGACTTAACTTAAGTTTGACAAAATTTCCGAGTACAAAGATAGTGAATTTTTTATTCCCCTGCAAATAAATTGCAACTTTTTTTTGAGGCTCACCCGAGAGTTGAACTCGGCCCCATGGTTTTGCAGACCATGTTTTGTGCCCTTTAGTGAGCCATGGTGGAACCTGATTCAATCGAAGAATCGCCTTCGGTTTTTCAGACCGACGTACAACAACCACCTATACGAAGGTTCCATTTTGTCGCATATTATGCCGTAAATTGCGACATAATCATCGGCACGGACCATACGAGTCGAACGCATATATCGCCGGGTTGGAGCCGACTTACCACGCCAATGGGGGTCCGCGTTTTGCGGAGAGCAGACTATTCGAAAGTCACCCCTTACGGAGCCTATCACTTAGCAGGCGTAGCCGAGACCCTCTCGGTTTACTCTCCATTGGTGGGAGTAGAAAGCATCGAACTTCCTATTTGGGGTTTTACAGACCCGTCTTCTCCAAAGAATTACTCCCGTCGCGGATGGTGTAGGGCTCGAACCTACACGCCGTGTTTAGCGACCTACGGTTTTCAAGACCGTCCCACTTAGTCCAACTGTGGTTTAACCATCCATTAGTGCCGAGGGTGGGACTTGAACCCACAAGGTTACTAGTTTCTAAGACTAGGGACTCTGCCATTCGTCGTTAGCCACCTCGGCTTAGTGCTCCGAGTCGGATTCGAACCGACACTTAACGGGGCTTAAACCCGTTGCCATTCTGCCAATTGGGCTACCGGAGCAAAATAAAAACCCCTGCTCTATCCGGGCAGGGGAACAAATACTATATGTATACAGCTCTTCCTACCCGGCTAGTTTTAACCAGAGTGACGAAAAACTATATAGACACAAATTTCTCATATCGGGGACAAAGATAATAAAAATTTGCGAATAAACAAAATAAGCAGCAGCAAATTATTTATTCTGTAAAGTCAAGATTAAATCTGTCCACAGTCTTACCCTCGGACATAATATAGCATACTGCGGGGGCACTGACCAATAATGGAGCTATCCCGCCGTCCTCATCATGAAGCATTACCCATGCGATTTGCATATCCTGTTTTACCTCGTAGTTACTGAGTCCGCTGACCGTGTATTGAGGGTTGTTAATTCTCAGCACGTCTCCGAACGTTCTGAACGGAGCTTCTTTGTCTCCGCAGTCACGGTTCCCGTTAAGTTTGTTGATTCTATAGCTGATTCTCTCTGAGGGGAAGAGGTTTATTACCTCGGTTCCATCTGATTCCACTGAAATAATTTTTACTGTCATCATAATTCTACTGTTTTAAATTGTTCCTACTAATTCTACTGCTGCTGCTGTTGGCAAAGTTACATATAAATTTGCATATAAAAAAATAATGTATTATCTTTGCATCGAAATCATAGCATGAAATATTTTATTGAAAATATTACGACCATTCGGTCGCAGGACGCACGGGAACCACATGTTGCTATGATTTCAACCTGTGCGTTCCTTTTTTATAGCCATTCCAATATTATTAAAAACTCTTCTAATAGTAGCGAAAACAATAATGTAGCCACCATTGGATTGGTTAATATTGTGTATGACTGCTCGTTCCCGGACGGCATCGCCACCAGCGGGATGAACGAGAAAATTGCCAAACTGGGGCACTGCGAAATGGCATACAGAGGACTAGGCAACTAGGTCGCAGCGGGTCGCCGCAGGCTCGTGAATAAGGTTGCATGCTGTAGAACGCGGCGTTACTACAGACTCCATACCGAGCGGACGGCTCCGGGGAAATAAGAGCTAAAGCTGAGGAGCAATATGGAGCGTCCCAAAGGAGGATTTTTTCTCCCTTGGGCGAACTCTGCTCCTCCCTCACGAACTTCCAAAGAAATAGTTAGCTATAGAGAGAAAAAAAAGAGCTCTGAAAATGAAAATTGGAATAGTCACAATAAACTACAATCGCCCCCGGATCTTGGATCTTTGGTTGGCCTCTGTGGATAGGCTGAGAAAAGAATGCGGGCCGATGCCTGTAGTCGTAGTTAGCGAGAGGACTGACGCCGACGCATGTGCCGATCATGGGGTGCACCATATCTACCAACAAAACGAACCGGTGTCATTTAAGTGGAACACGGGGGTACAATGGCTGATGGAACAGGGGGTGGATTATGTGATGATAGTGGGATCAGATGATATAGTATCGACTGATCTCATGAGGAACATACAAGCTGCAACTGATTATGGCTATGATGTCATAGGGGTGGATAAGCTCTGCTTCTATGGGAACATAAGGGGGAGGTCAAGTGTTTTTATTCCCCTGCAATCACCACGCATGCTAGGCGTGTGCCGCACCATTTCACGGAGTGTATTGGAACCAATTAACGGAGTGATATGCCCCAAGGGTGTCGGTTCGGGCATGGATGCCCTTGTTACGAAGACGATTGCCCCACATGTCAGATCAACCAAAATAGTCGATGGCATGGTAGTGGATGTGAAGAGCCGGCGTAATATCAACAAGCTATCCTATTGGGCCGCCAAGATTAAGGACAGACTGCCGCTAAGTGCGTTCTATGATATTTTATCCAAAGAGGAAAAAATACTACTAGATCGGGTTAATAACGCCGTATCCTGACTAACAAGAGATATCGCATCATTAATCCCCATATTCAGACACCCTGCGGAATGGATATTTACCTCCAACCCGCAGCCTATAAGATAATTGACTGTGAGTTAGGCTATAGGCAATAGCAGCCTCCATTATGGAATTAAAACATATACCAGTCTCAATATTAATAATCATAACTGCGACCCCATTGTTTTCGCTTATTTTCCTTTTTGTTTCTTCTGATACGGCATGCCCCATTAGCGTTTGGCGTATTTTCTCCTTGTATTCTTCAGATCTTACCGTACCCCTTAGGGATTCGCCTATTTTGGCTTTATGCTCTTCGGATAATTTACCGCCCAGCTTAGCTGCTCGCTGCTTGCTTTTTGCTTCTTCAGACGTGCGCATGCCCATATGGGCCTCGCTTATTTTTTTCCTAGTCTCCTCACTTACTATACGACCCAATCCTGCCCTCCTTACTTTTTCCACATGTTCCTTTGTGGGCTTATGCCCGAGAGGACTTCCAGCTATAGGATATGTATTAAACCATGGATTTAATGTATCTAAATAATATTGCTCTCTCTCCAATAGATTATTACGAGTACAATATTCTATTACTTCAAAAGAGAGATCATTAACGCCATATTTGTTATAGTGATTCTGTATTTTTGGGGAATGATGTTTACCCCTAGACAGGTTGGACTTATGCTCAATCCATCTGTGATATACATCAACACTACTCCCTATATAAAACCGGCTAGGCTTACATATGGAGCTGATCTTATAAATACCACAAATACTGTTTTCCATAATAAAAATTAATATCTTCGCTTCCGAAACATAGATATCCTAGTCACGTCTAAGTTATTGGACTCTGGTCTTGGCAGCACTCGTAACGCCCTTATTCCCAATAAACAACCTGCATGTGCCGTAAATCGGTCATAGTCGCGCATGCGTTCTGGACCCGGTATTTCGGCTAATTCAGTAAGATATGATGCAAAATTTTCCCTATGTATTCGGTAGTCTATGTAGTCCTTACTAAGCCTGAACAGATCATTCTTAGAAGACTCAAGGCTGAAAAATCCGGGTCGGTTTTTAGTCTTGCCAGTCACAGGGTCAATATCATACAATAGATAGCCAGCATATCCCTCTCTTACAATATACTCATATAGGGAGTCCGCCTTATTGGATTCTGCGTATAGGTATGCATTAAAGTATATCATAGCCATCAGCACATCTTCATTAAAGTCAGTGGATGACCCCTCTCTAGAGCGATACGATAACACGAAAGAATAGCTGGTCCATTGGGTTATGTCATCGGACTCTTCAATAGATGGATCATGATCATATAGGCATGCGATCCCCCCGTCTGATTGTCGGCTCTTACTTTCCCTTAGGGCTGCCGCCGCCTTTAAATCAAAGCCAAAGGGGTCGGCTGATATAATAAACTTATTATTTCCGTTTGGTGCCCAATGAAGGGTAGTCATACCGCGAATAGGATCATAAACGGGTATCTTTTTCTTTAGACACCTTCCACCTTCCGGCAGCTTGCGCCACAGTTCAAAGCGTCCGGAGGGATCTGTTATCCATTTGACGTCATCGCCTATGCGCGTAAAGTATCCTCTTATTATGGGCGACTGTCTGGTTGCCTCTAGTCTTCGCAGCTCGGCTAGTCTAGCCTCTATCTTTTCGATGTCGAATCCGGTATTTTCGGCACCAGTCCTCCAGCAGTCGGAGTAGGACATGGGCTGCTTTCTGACTAAACTCCTATACTTGGCCTTATCTGCCGCCGTCCCGCTTTTTAATAGGGTGTCAAGCTCTTCCTGCAGAACCTGCCTAGCACCTCTTCTCAGTTTCGCAAACGTAGCATCTGGCCTTAGCGCCACTTGACGATCCGTGGGAGTATCTATGACTGACATTCCGAAACGATCAATGAACCCCTCCAATCCATCATAATTAGGGAAGAAGCATCTTGCCAATCCATTGAACGTCTGACCCTTGTCTGTTAACCTTTTATAGAAATTAGCTTGCTCGCACATTCTATAGTACTCCATTCCGCCTTCGTTGAAATCCTCCACACTTGAGGGGTGGTCAGCCCACATCCAGATATTTGTTCCCCCTCCGGTACTGCCAGTAAGCATGTTCACAGCCCAACGCTCATTTATATCAATAAGGATGTTGGGGGACTTTTTGCCCTCTTCGTCCGACAGCAAGGCGTTGATTTTATCGCCATCGTTTTTGCGCTCGCTTGCACTTTCAGTATACGCAATAAGGGATTCTAGCGATCTTACGCCATACACCCCATCCGGAAGCGCAAATTTTATAGAGTTAGAGTTGCGCGGAGAGGGGCTTATGGGTTTAAGAAATAATGGATAGTTATTCCATGCGGGCAGTAGCTTTTTTGAATAATGCACGCGGGCGTTATTGCCGTCAAGCGAAACCATGGTTCCAAATTTACCGCTCCCCGTTATGCAAGTCTTTAAGATCTTGTGTGCCGCTTGATAGGTGGCTCCCGACCGACGGGTCTTGGGTTCGGCCATGCCAAAGAAAACCCTATACCCCAAATCAATCATCTCATATCTTCCGTTACGATTACGAGGATTACCATTGTCGTCGTAACTAGCGAATGTTTCGCCGGTATTTTCTAGATACCATTTGAAGGTATATTTACGCCTATCTTTATCCCTATACTCTGGATATCCGCCGTTGGATATAACATCGATCATTGAGAAGAAGTTGAGATAATCGAAGTAGTCAGGCGGCAGAAACATTATTTGACCATCATTCCAAAAGAAATATCCATAGGTGCGATACCACCACACCTTTTTTATAAATTGGATTTCATCTACATAGTGCTCCCTATCCCTCTCAAGCACTTCCCAAAACCTAAGGTAAACCTTCCAATCAGTTACGCGGCGATTCATGTTAGACGAGTATTCCTCCTTCAGCTCCTCAATAACTAACTGCTCTAGATTGATAAGCTTTGGCGGAATAGTGAGTCTTCTAAAATACTGCTCGTCTGGGGGTAATCCATATCCGTCTATTAAATGTTCCGGAGGGGGCGGTGGCAAAGATATGTATATAGGTTTTAGGTCCTTATCATTAAGGTTTATTCCTACATATGGAACATACTTGGGTTTATAGCTGTGGGTCTGTGTCTCCAAGGAACCGCGGGGTTTCTATTTTATAATCTTCTCCGTAGGGATTAAACTCTTCGGGAAGTTCTCCATCCGTCTCGAGTATATGAACTATTTCTTCCGGCTTTGGTA